GAATAGCTATTGTTATTGAATTACCGATATATTACAATGGAGATATTTCTATTGGAGATATAGTTGTTGTTCATCACAATATATTTAGAACATATCACGACATGAAGGGAAGGCAAACTAAATCACCAGAATTCTTTAGAGATGATTTATATATTGTAAATCCAGATAGAATTTATTTATTTAAATCAAAAGGAATATGGAAATCAAACTTAAATTATTGTTTTGTAAAACCAATAGCGAAAATACAAAATACTTCTCTTCACTCTGTAGATAAAGAAGAGAAGCACATAGGCGTAATTGTTTATCCAAGTAAAAAACAAGAAGATAATTTAAAATTAAAAAGTGGATCTTTTGTTGCTTTTACAAAGAATAGCGAATACGAATTTGAAGTTGACGGAGAAAAAATATATAGGATGTACGATAGAGATGTTGTAATAGAACTTAATGAATTATGAAATACGACCATAATGAATTAAAGGAAAAGATTATAGACGCTGCTTATAAATCTGTAATAGAGTTGATTAAGGTTTTAGCTGATGAGATTATATCTGATGATTCTTTAGATGATATTTCAGCTGACAAAATGAGGAATGCTGTATTAGCAAAAAAAACAGCTTTAGACGACGCTTTTTATATTTTAAGTAAAATAGAAAGTGAGAGGAACATGTTAGAAGGAAATCAAAAAGAAGAAGTAGATGAAATTAAATTCCAGTCATTCGCAGAAAAAAGAAGTAAAGGAAGATCTTAGTATTTTTAGAATAGTAAATAAAATAGACTTAAAAGACATAGATAGATTAAACAAGAAAAAAGAATGGAAATATGGATACAATCCAGAGTTTGATGTTGTTGTTATATCTAAAGATGGTACTATTGGTCAAGTATATGAAATACAAGGGCTTCACATAGCTCTTCCTTCAGCTCCAAAAAATATTTATAAAAGAGACAAGAAAAAAGAAGAACAATATTGGGAAATTTTTGAGTATCCAAAGGAACTTCAAAAAATATCATCTGTATTTCAATGGAATGAATATCCAAATGAATTCAAGAATAAGTATGTAGATTATATTGAGAATGAATTTGATAGAAGAGAAGAAGGGTTCTGGTTTATGAATAATGGATTTCCTTGCTATATATCTGGAACTCATTATATGTATTTGCAATGGACAAAGATAGACGTAGGTCACGCTGAATTCAGAGAGGCTAATAGGGTTTTCTTTTTATTTTGGGAGGCTTGTGTTGCCGACGAAAGAAGTTATGGGATGTGTTATTTAAAAAATAGACGATCTGGATTCTCATTTATGTCATCAGCTGAATTAGTAAATACAGCTACTCTTGCTAGAGATAGTCGTATTGGTATTCTATCAAAGACTGGATCAGATGCTAAAAAAATGTTTACCGACAAAGTAGTTCCTATATCTGGTAACTATCCATTTTTCTTTAAACCAATTATGGATGGTATGGATAAGCCAAAGACTGAATTAGCATATCGTGTACCAGCTTCAAAGATTACAAAAAACAATATGTCTTCATTAAAAGATGATGTTGATGGATTAGACACTACAATTGACTGGAAGAATACAGCAGACAATAGTTATGATGGGGAAAAATTACTAAGATTAGCTCATGATGAAAGTGGAAAATGGGAAGTTCCTAATAATATTTTAAATAACTGGAGAGTTACTAAAACATGCCTTCGTTTAGGTAGAAAGATTATTGGTAAATGCATGATGGGTTCCACATCTAACTCTATAGCAAAAGGAGGAGGTAATTACAAATCTTTGTATAATGATTCAGACGTAACAAAAAGAAATGCAAATGGTCAAACGTTAACTGGATTATACGCTTTATTCATTCCAATGGAATGGAACTTTGAGGGATATATAGACATATATGGGCAACCAGTATTTAGAGATCCCGATAAAGCGATTAGAGACATTCAAGGAGGCTTTATTCAAACTGGTGTTATAGATTACTGGGAAAACGAAGTTAATGCCTTAAAAAGCAACTCTGACGCTTTAAATGAATTTTATAGACAGTTTCCAAGAACTGAGAGTCACGCATTCAGAGATGAGGCTAAAAACTCTTTGTTTGATTTGTCAAAAATATACGAGCAAATAGATTACAATGATGGATTAGAAATAAACCAAATGGTAAATACTGGTAAGTTTATTTGGAAGAATGGAGTTAGGGATACTGAAGTTATATGGATGCCAAGTAAAGATGGTAACTTTAAAGTTACTTGGTTTCCAAATAAAGAAATGACAAATAATATCGAAATCAAAAACGGTAAAAAGTATCCTCCAAATACACACGTAGGAGCTTTTGGTTGCGACACATATGACATATCTGGAGTTGTAGGAGGTGGTGGATCAAAAGGTTCTTTACATGGATTAACTAAATTCAATATGGAGGATGCTCCAAGTAATTTCTTCTTTCTAGAATACATAGCTAGACCAAGAACTGCTGAGGAGTTTTACGAAGACTGTTTGATGGCTTGTGTTTTCTATGGTATGCCTATATTAATTGAGAATAACAAAGTTGGTCAATTAAAGTATTTCTACAATAGGGGTTATGATAAATATTGTTTACGAAGACCAGATAAACATAAAAATGATTTAAGCAGTTCTGAAAAAGAACTAGGAGGAATTCCTTCTTCTATGCAAGTAATTGAGTTACACGCTAATGCACTTGAGGCCTACATAAATCAATATGTAGGAATAGATTATAGCGGTCAGTTTAGAGATGCTGGTAATGTTGGTAATATGTATTTTAACAGAACGTTATTAGACTGGGCAAATTACGACATATCAAATAGAACTAAATTTGATGCATCTATCAGCAGTGGTTTTGCAGTAATGGCAAATCAATCTTTTATAACTAAGCCCATTAGAAATAATAAAGAAATAATGTTTAATTTTGCAAGATATTCCAATAAAGGATTACAAAGCGAATTATTAAAATAATATGACTAAAGACTTTTCATTACCTAATGTTTATTTTCCAGATCAGTTGGCAGATGACACGACTAAATTAAGTGAAGAATATGGTAGAAATGTAGCTCATGCTATTCAATCAGAATGGTTTAGAAAAACAGCATCTAATGGATCTAGGTTTTACACTAATAGGGATCATTATCATAAGTTAAGATTATACGCAAAAGGGGAGCAGTCTGTTCAAAAGTACAAGAAAGAAATGAGTATCAATGGAGACATATCATATCTTAATGTAGATTGGACTCCAGTGCCTATTATACCTAAGTTTGTAGACATAGTTGTAAACGGAATGTCTAGTAGACAATACGAAGTTAAAGCAGAGGCTATAGATAGTATGTCTTCAATTAAAAAAGGAGAGTATAAATTTCAATTAGAAAAAGCGGTATATGGAAAGAAAATTTTAAAAGACGCTAAAGAACTTTTAAAGTTAGATATGTATCCAATACCAGAAGAAGAAATGCCTGGAAATAAGCAGGAATTAGATCTTCACATGGAATTTTATAAAGATGAGATAGAAGTTGTTGAAGAAAAAGCAATAAACAATGTTTTTAAACTAAATAATTATGATCTAATTAAAAGACGGATTGATGAAGACGCAACAGTTCTTGGTGTTTCGGCAGCTAAACATTCTTTCGATACTCATAACGGAATATCTATAGAATACTGTGATCCAGCAAATATGATTTGGTCTCCAACAGAAGATCCTACTTTTCAAGATTGTTATTATTTTGGAGAGGTTAAAAACGTTAATATTACAGAATTAAAAAAAATAAACCCTAGCTTAACTCAAGAAGATATAAAAGAAATATCAAAACTTTCTTCGCAATTTGATAATTATCAAAATGTTCAAGGAGGAAATAATGCTAATATTTCTAATGAAGGAGTTTCTTTATTGTTTTTCGCTTTTAAAGCAGATACAAGTATTGTATATAAAAAGAAGAAAAATAATAACGGTGGAGATAAGGTAATAAAAAGAGACGATTCTTTTAAAGGACCTAACACTGACGATGCTCAATTTGAGAAGTTATCAAAAAGAATAGATGTTTGGTTTGAAGGAGTTCTTGTTCTAGGAACTAATTACTTACTTAAGTGGGATATAATGAAGAATATGGTTAGACCAAAATCTTCTATATCTAAAGTTTATGCTCCTTATGTTGTTTCTGCTCCTAGAATGTATAGAGGATCTATTGATTCTTTAGTCAAAAGAATGATACCATTTGCAGATCAAATACAATTAACTCATTTAAAATTGCAACAAGTAATATCTAGTATGAAACCAGATGGTGTATACATAGATGTCGACGGATTAAACTCTATAAATCTTGGTAATGGAATGACATACACTCCAGAAGAAGCCTTGAATTTATACTTTCAAACTGGTAGTGTAATAGGTAGAAGCTCTACTGAAGATGGAGAGTTTAATAACGGTAAGATACCAGTACAAGAATTAACTGCGTCTGGAGCAAATGGAAAGATACAATCTCTTATAGGAATGTATAATCAATACGTTGGTATGATTAGAGCTGTAACTGGATTAAATGAAGCTAGAGATGGAAGTATGCCAGACGAGAATAGTTTGGTTGGAACCCAAAAATTAGCTGCTTTAAACTCTAATACAGCTACAAGACATGTTTTACAAAGTGGTATTTTTACAACTAGAAGGTTAGCTGAATGTATTTGCTATAGAATGTCTGACGTATTGGAGTATTCTGATATGAAAGAGGACTTTGCAAATATGATCGGAGGTAGCTCCATGGAGACTATAGAAAAAATAAAAGATCTTCACTTATATAATTTTGGTATTTATATAGAATTAATGCCAGATGAAGAAGAGACAATGATGCTTAATCAAAATATACAAGCTGCACTTTCTGCTGGTAAGATAGATATTGATGACGCTATAGATATTAGAAACGTAAAAAACGTAAAAATAGCTTCTCAATTACTTAAGGTTAGAAAATTAAAGAAAGAGGAGAAAGACCAAGAAAATCAAAAGAAAAACTACGAAGCTCAAGCACAAGCACAAGCCCAATTAGCTCAATCAACTTCACAATCTAAACTTCAATTGATACAAGCCGAATCTCAAAGCGAGAGTCAATTAGAACAATTGAAACATCAAAACGAACTTGAAAAGATGCAAATAGAGTTTCAATTGAAATCTGAATTGATAAAACTAGAGCAAGGAATGAAAGCTGATGTAAAGCAAGGAGAGTTAGTGTCTTTAGAAAGAAAAGAAAAGGATAGAGAAGATAGAAAAGATAAAAGAACTAAACTTCAAGCTACTCAACAATCAAAAATGATTAATCAAAGAGCTAAAGATGAAGACGCAATAGACTTTGAAGACGATGAAGATGAAGACGATTTAATGGATATGGAAAGCTTGCTTAGTGATATTTAAAATATTCATAACTTTGCAAAAAATTTAATTTAATATTTAATATAATGGAAGGATTTACTTTTAAAGTATTAGGTGACGAACAAGAGTCACAAAAATCAACTGAAGAAATTGTTTTAGAAGAAACCGTTGACGAAGTTGTAAACGAAGAAGTGGTTAACGAAGATGTTGTCGAAGAAATAATTGAAGAAGTTGCTTTAGATATTGATGACGCTAGAGTCTTAAGTTATTTGAAAGAAAGGTATCAAAAAGAATATGCATCTCTAGACGAAGCTATTACTCAAAAAGAAAAAGCTGAGTTGCCAGAAGACATTAAGAAATTAATGGAATTTGGAGTAGATAACTATTTAAAAATAAATAAGGATTGGAGCTCTGAAAATGACGCTACAATTCTTAAAGAATATTATAAACAAACAAAACCTCATCTTGACGATGAAGACATTACTTATCTTTTAGAAGAAGAATATTCTTATGATGAAGATATTGATGACGACAAAGACATTAAGAAAAAAAAGGTTGCGTTAAAAGAAGAATTGTTTAGAGCTAAGAGTTATTTGAATGATTTAAAGGAAAAATACAAAGTAGATCTAGGGTCTGGTTCTGCTGAAGTTTCTGAAGATTATAAAAAGGCTTTTAATTTCTATCAAGAATACACTGAGAATTCAAAGAAAGATAATGAATCAGCTCAAAGAAAGACAGAGGTTTTTTTAGATAAAACTAATAGATTGTTTAATAGTGATTTCAAAGGTTTTGAATTTAATCTAGGAGACAAGAAACAAGTTTTTAAACCTAGTGATGTACTAGAAACTAAGAATGCTCAGTCTGATATTAGTAAAGTAATTTCAAAACACCTAGATGAAAACGGGTTTTTAAAAGATGAACACCAATATCATAAATCTTTAGCTATGTTTAGAGATCCAGATGGATTTGCTAAGTTCTTTTACGAACAAGGTAAGTCAGACGCAACTGATAATGTTATAAAAGACGCTAAAAATATAAGCATGTCTGTAAGAGATAACAAGGACGTTAGTCAAAAAGGAGATGGACCTAAAATGAGATTAATTGAAAACGATGATTTTGAAGGTGGAATAAGAATAAGAAAAAGGAAATAATAATTAAAATAAAACAAAAAACATGGCTCAAGCTGTAAATTTTTCAACTAATGCTATTACTGGTGCTGCTAATTTAACTCCAGCCCCAGTTAAAGCTACATTATCTACTAACTACGTAGGTACATTTGACTTTTTGTCACACGAATTACCAGATCTTTACGAAAAAGAATTTGAAAGATTCGGAAATCGTTCTATCGCTTCTTTCTTGCGTCTAGTAGGTGCTGAGATGCCTTCTACATCTGATTTAATTAAATGGACAGAACAAGGTCGTCTTCACGTATTTGGAACTGCAAGCAAAGCTAGTGCTTCAACTATTACTTTTACAGCAGCTCACTCTGTACGTTTAAACCAAACTATTGTAATTAATGATGGTGCTATTACTGTAAAAGCATTAGTAACTGGTATTGATGTTGATGGTGTTACGATTACTGTAGCTCCTTATGGTTCTGCTGATTTAACAGCAGTAAGCGCAACTCCAAGTGCTTTAAAAGTATTCGTTTATGGTTCTGAATTCAAAAAAGGAACTAACGGTATGTCTGGTTCTTTAGAGGCTCAGTCTGACATTTTAGAAACTAATCCAATTATCATAAAAGATAAATATGAGGTTAATGGTTCTGATATGGCTCAAGTTGGATGGATTGAGGTTTCAACTGAAAATGGTGCTTCTGGATACCTTTGGTATTTAAAATCTGAACACGAAACTCGTTTGCGTTTTGAAGATTATTTAGAAATGTCTATGGTAGAAGGAGAACCTGCTGTTGCTGGATCTGCTGTTGCTTCTGCTGGATACAAAGGTACTAAAGGTCTTTTCTATGAAATTGCAAACAGAGGAAACGTAGGTTCTGGAGCTATTACTGAAAGAACTGATTTAGAAAACATTATCAAAGTGTTGGATAAAGAAGGTGCTATTCAAGAAAACGTATTATTTGTAAACAGAAAAACATCTTTCGAGATTGACACTGTACTAGCTGCTCAAAACAACTTCGGTTCAAGTGGAGCTTCTTATGGATTGTTTGACAATGAACAAGACATGGCTTTGAATCTTGGTTTTAAAGGATTTAACTTAGGTTATGATTTCTACAAAACTGACTGGAAATACCTTAACGATGCTACAACTAGAGGTTCTATCTCTGATATTGATGGCGTATTAGTTCCTGCTGGAACAATGACAATTTACGATCAAGTTCTTGGTAAAAACGCTAAACGTCCATTTTTACACACTCGTTATAGAAAATCTGAAACAGAAGACAGAAAATACAAATCTTGGATCGTAGGATCTGCTGGTGGTGCTTCTAATTCTGAATTGGATGCTATGCAAGTAAACTTCTTATCTGAAAGAGCTTTGGTTGTTTTAGGTGCTAATAACTTCATGTTGTTAAAATAGTCAATAACTTGTTATTAATATCATTAAAGGTAGACTTAGGTTTACCTTTTTTGTTTACTATATTTGCATAGTGAACTCTCTCATTTTTTAAAAGTCATTACGATTAATTCGTAGTGGCTTTTTTTTATTTTTAAATTCGTAACTTTGCATCTTTAATTTAATATAATATAATTATGGCAAGACCAGTAACAAAGAAGGAAGTTCCTTCTAAAGATTTTGAATTTAAAGATAGAGTTTATCTTTTAAAAGGAAACGCAACACCTATAACTTATATGTTGCGTTCAAAACACTCACAAAGCAAACCTCTTCTTTATTTTGATATTGAAACAAAGAGCAATAAAGCTTTAAGGTGGAGTGATAATCAATCTTCTCCATTTATTGATGAGCAAGATGGATACGCTATTTCAACTCCAATTATATTTGAAAATGGAGTTATTCAAGTTAAAAAAGAACAAGTAGAATTGCAAAAGTTTTTATCTATTTATCATCCAGATAACAACTCTGTGTATTACGAATTTGACGCTGAAGAAAAAGCATCTGAAGAATATGATGAGTTGACTTTTAAATTAGAAGCTCAAATAGCTGCAAAAGAAATGCCAATTGAGGAGTTAGAGGCTATTGCTAGGGTTTTATTAAAAAGCAAGGTAGAGAATATGACTTCTTCTGAGTTGAGAAGAGATATGTTGATATTTGCTGGTAGAAACCCACAAGAATTTAATTCTTTAATGAATGACGACTCTGTTAAGTTTAGAAATATAGCTATCAGAGCAGTTCAATTAGATATTATTAGATTAAGTACAGATGGACGTACTGTTAACTGGGGAGGTAAAGACGGAGGTAGAATAATTACAATTCCTTTTGGAGAGAATGCTTATTCAGCATTAGCTTCTTTTTTCTTAACAGATGAAGGTATGGACGTATTGTCTGATATTTCAAACAAACTATAATTATTTGAATAGAATAACAAACAAAAGCACTCTCGAAAGGGGGTGCTTTTTTTTTATTAACTTTGCACAAAATAGATATTATTATGATTAATGACGTAAGAAACATGGTTGACTTTGTATTGAATAAAGAAAGCCGTGGATATATAACTCCGTTACAGTTTAATACTTTTGCTAAACAAGCTCAACAAGAGGTAGTAGACGATTATTTTTATGATTACAACAAGAGTCTAGTTGGTAAAAACTCAAGAACAAATTACAAAGAGATAATTAAAAAGGCAAAAGAAGGAATGGATGTATTTGCAGTTCCTCCAACATCTCTTGTTTTTGATACTGTAACAGATTTATTTAAAGCTCCATATGACTTGTATACAACTATAACTTTAATGTATAATGATAAAGAAATAGAAGAGATTCCTAGGGACAAGTTAAGTTATTTTTTAACTAATGATTTAGTTGGTCCAAGTGTTTTCTACCCAGGATATATAAAGTATAATAATAATTACAAAGTGTA